GTGATGGAGAGTTCCGCCCCCGAAACGTCGATCACGGTGTCGCCGATTGTCAGCTTGAGGTTGTTGTCGCGCAACTCGATGCGCGCGTTCCCGTAGGTGAGCACGTTCTCATCGCCCTTGCTCGATGGCGATGCGTTCGCGTCGGACCATGTGTAGGGCAGGGCGACAGCCTGAACGACGTCGCCGGATGGCGACATGGCGACCATCTGCTGCCCCTTCGACGGTGGCGTGTGGACCTTGAGCGCGCCGGCGACCTGCGCGTAGGGAATCCACGGCGAGAGCATCGGCTCGTCATCAGTGCCGCCGATGCGCATGCGCACCATCTGCTTGCCGGCATCGACCTCCTCGACCGTGCCCTTGCGGAACATGCCCTCGACGCGGCGCTCAAGCTCGGCCACGCGGGCGAACAGGTCGATGAAGGCGCTCATGGGATGTCGTCCTCCTCCACCGGGCGCTCGCCCATGAAGGTGAACGGATACGAGTCCTCCAGCGACCCGTCGATGGACACCTCGCCAAGCTCTGCGGCGTCGCCGGTCTCCGTGTCGTCCTGCGGCGGCAAGCCGGTGCCGGAGCGCGCGGCCTCATCCGACAGGCCGAGCGCGGCCATGGCAAGGCGCCAGTCTGGCAGACCGGCAGGCTCCTCGATCAGGGAGCGGACCAGAGGAGCCAGCTCCTCAAGCTCATCGGTCTGCTCCATGAGCACCAGCAGGTCGTTCCAGTCGTAGGCCGCAGGCTGGCCGAGAGGCGGGTCGCCGACAGCCTGCACGTTCCAGACGAACTCCCGCACGCCGATGCGCAGGGACGGCTCGACCTCCATCAGGATGGGCTGGGACCGGATGTCCTCGACATGGGCCACGAACCGCCTGAACAGCTTGGCCCACGGGCCATCATCCAGCATCAGGACCCGCACGGCCTGCCGATAGACAAAGTCGATGGCAGCCGCCGCGCCGGCATGCCCCTTGATGATGGGCACGGTCGCGCCGTCGGCGTCGAGATTGACCGTGTCGGCCACATAAATCTGCCACGTCAGCTCGATCCGGGCCGGGTCGCTGACGATCTCCTTCCCGGTCGGGTTGTGCCGGATGCCGCCCGTGTAGATCGCGATCAGCGGCTTCGACGGCGCCCCGTCGTCGAGGATGTTCTGGATCGGCTCGTATGGCGCGTTCAGCACGCGATCACCGGCCCACGTCTTGCCACGCAAGGCGCGCGTCATGCTCAGGCGGATCGCGAAAGCGACAAGGCTCATGCCGTCATCCTCGTGCAGCGGCAGATCAGCCGGCCGATGCCGTCGAACTCGGGGTTTACCACGCGGAAGGCGTTGTCGAAGGCCCGGTCGGTCGCCATCAGCAGGTCGCCACGGCGGGGCCACGAGGCCCGCTCGCCGAGGTCGCGCACATCGAAGCTGACGTGGACCATGTCCGTCGCGATCTCCGACGAGTCGGCGTCATCGCGCCCGATGGAGCGCATCCGCACGACCTTCGGTTGCAGATCGAGGATGCCGGTGACGGTGTATTCTGCGCGCCCCGGATCGCCGGACGGCGCGGCGATGAACTCCCCATCCGCGCGCGGCACCACCTTGATCGGCTCGCCATAGAGATCGTCGATGTGCTCGCTGACGAGAGCTTCGAGATCGGCGAACTTTGTGGGCATTGCGCTGCTCCGATGGGGTGCGGGCGGCGCGGCAGGAGTCGATGCCGCACCGCCCGGTCAGGCCAAGGCGCAGATCAGGTGCGCCTGCCCTGAATCAGCACGTTCGGCCGCGTGCAGTAGTGCAGGGGATTCGTCTGAATCTCCATGTTGCGGCCCTTGTCGTTCGGCATCGCCCACTGCTTGACGTAATACTGCCGACCGACGGTGTTGACGGTCTCGACGTAGTCCGCCGGGGCATACACGGTGCGGAACAGGCCGGGCACGCCGAGCGGGATGATGTGGCACTTGTCCGTGTGAACGAACGCCTGCCCATCGACAGAGCCGCGATAGTTCTCGAAGGTGATGCCGCCGAAGTTGAACGACCCCCACGAGAGCCCGCCGGCATTGATGTAGCCGGTGCGCAGCTCGCCGGCCTCCTGCTGGTTCAGGTAGGTCTCGCGGACCTCCGGATGGCTGATGAGATCGTCGAAGAAATCATCGCCACAGAAGGCATGCAGCCCGGTGAACGGCACGCCGTCGAGCTGCGCCGCCATCGCACGGATGACGTCCGCGCACACACGGCGCAGCGCGCCCGGCGTCGGGCTCGCATTGTCGAGGTCGAAGTCGACCTCGCTGACCTGCGACACGCCGAAGGCGCTGAACAGGTCGAGCTGCTCGCCGTTCGCATACACGACAACGCCTTTCAGCGCGCCGATCCGGGAATACTCGTTCGTGACCTCGAACGCCTGCACATGGTCCGCCATCCGCTCGGCGACCTTCATCATCACCGTCTCGGTCATGGTCTCCGAGCCGAAGGCCCGGATGCCCTGAACTTCCTCGGCCATGATCGCGTCGTCGATCTGAAAATGCGGGATCGTCAGGGAGCGCATCTTGCGCTTGTCCTTGTCCCGCGTGACGCCCGGACCGCCGCGAGCGGTCGGAGGCACGAGGACCAGACTGCCCTGCTTCTCCTCGATGGCGATGGTCGTCGTGGTCACGCCGTAGGGCTGGAACAGCCCGAGCTGATTGATGCGACCGGGCGCGAACTTGACCTTGCGGATGGCTTCCGTCAGCGGAACGACGGAAAACGCATCGCTGTTGAAGATGTCCAGCATCTCACCTGTTCTCCTGTATCAGATGCGGTTCCCGTCCTCAGCGGACGATGATTCCAGCGGTTGCGAGGGATGCGACCATGGCCGCCTTCTTCGGCGCGTCGTCGACCGAGGCGTCGTAGGTCAGGATGTTGCCGTTGACCTCGGCGTCGCGCGTGATGGCGGCCACCTCCACATCGGCGCTCGTGGCATCCACGCCGTAGATGATGATGGCGGAAGCCGTCGCCGAGCCATCGGTCGCGGTCGGATCGGCGGCCTTGAACTTGCCGGCGGTCGCGGCGCTCGCGATGGCGACGGTGACGTTGAAGTAGTCGCCGACGACAAAATCGGCGCCGCTCGCGTCGATCTGGAACTTCACGACCTCATCGAAAGCCGCGCCCTCGACCGCCGTGCCGATGGTCACGCCATTCGGGTCCTCGACGGTGAAGGAGCCGCCGCCGGTGGCCTCGGCGACGCAGGTGACGCGATAGACGCCCTCCACCACGCCCGCGCCATAGGCCGGGTCCGCGAGCGTCAGGTCGCCAGCGCCGGTGTTGCCCGCGCCGGCCGCCTTGGTGACGGTGATGGTGCCGCTGTCATCGCCGATGCGGCCGACAACGGTGCCGGGCGCGAGGACGCCCTCGCCCGAGGCGATGGTGATGGTGTCGCGAGAGCGATGAAAGTTCGCCTCGCTCAGAATGAACTCCGCTGCGTGGCGGCCTTCGGTGAAAACCGGCATATCTTGCTTCCTTTCCTTGCGCGAGGCTCACCCGGCCGTGTCAGGCGGGGAAACGGCTGTTGTTCACGCGCCCGACGACGCGGTCCCAAGCTGCCACATGGCTCTCGGGTGCGGAATCGGCGCTCGGGTTCATGCCGAAGTCGGCGGCGGCGACGCGCTGCTGCGCGTAGGCGTTGCCAGACATGGCGGGGGCCGCAGACTCCTTCGGAGACACGGCCAGAAGGGCTTTCGCATCATCGGCGCTCATCTTGGTCTTGAACGCGAGATGGCGGGCCAGCGCGTCGCGGCCGGCGGCCTCGTCGCACGAAAGGATCGCCTCGATGCGGGCGGTGGCCTGCATCTCGATGTCCGCCGCCGAAACGGACGGGGCGGCGACCGTGGCGGCTTCGGCCGCCGGCGCGTTGTTCTGCACAGACATGGTGCCTCCATTTGCTTCGGGTGAAGCGGCTTCGAGTGAATATCCGGCGACGAGCGTCTGCCGCTGGCCGTAGGTTTCGATCACGCTATCGAAAGACGCGATCCTGTCGACCAACCCGTTGCTCACCCCGTCGCGGGCGAAGAACACGCGGGCTTCGGTCGCCATCACTTCCTCGGGGGAGATGTTCTTGCGGCCGGCAGAGACGGCGCGGGCGAACTCGACCCGGAGGGCATCGACATCCGCCTGCATGCGCTTGCGGACGCCATCAGGCAGCGGCGCGAAGGGATTGCCATCGACCTTGTGCGCGCCGGCGTAGATCAGGGTCGGCTTGATCCCGATGTTCGAGAGCAGGCCGGAGATGTCGAAGTGCGCGGCCACGACGCCGATGGAGCCGACCTCGTCCATCGCGTCGGTGGCGATGACTTCGCTCCCCTGCGACGCGATCCAGTAGCCGGCCGAGGCGGCCAGACCGTCGATGACGGAGACGACCGGCTTCACGGCGTTCGCCGAGGCGATCTTCCCCGCGAGGGCATTGATGCCGCGAGCGGACCCGCCGGGCGTATCGAGCAGCATCGCGATGGCCGTGATCTCGTTGTCGGCCATGGCCTCGGTCAGCTTGGCGGAGATGCGGTCGTAGCCCGTGGTGAAGTATCCCTGCTTCGAGGACAGCGGGCCGACCACCGGGATGACCGCCACGCCCCGGCTCACGGGGTAGGGGCGCCGCTCGCTCGCCCGCGTCGCGGCGACAAAGGCCGACGCTGCATCGCTTCGGCCGGCGACGGCATCGCTGAACAGAGCCTCGGCCATCCTGATGTCGATCAGGCTTGGCCGGTCGAGGTATTCGGCCCGGAACACCGCCGCAGCGATGGTGCTGTTTTCGTCGCTCTGCATCAGCCATATCTCCTGCGCGAGCCCGCCGTGATGGCAAAGCGACGCGGTCGCGTGTCCCCGTTCTTCGCCCGGCACTCGGATTCGAGCTGGCGGATGACCGCCGCCAGTCCGCTGATGTCCCCGATATGCCACCACGTCGCCCGGTCCCGGAACTCGACCTTCTGCGGCCCCTGCCCTGCGAGCAGCTTCATGTAGATCGGGCGCAGGAGCTTCAACGCCTCGCACGGGTCGTAGTCCTCGGCGCCGAAGATGTCCACGAACAGGTCAGCCATCCTGATTCGCCTCGCCTTCGCCTGCCATCAGGGCCTCGGACTCGCGGTCGAGCTTCCCGGCCTGAGCCTTCGGAAGCAACTGCGGGTCAGGATATGGATCAGGGAGACCGAGAGCGAGGGCGTATTCGCGTTCACGGGCCTGCTGATCGAAAACATCCTTCCAGTCGACGCCGTATTCTCCACCGATATGCTGGTATGTGGCGACGCCAATCGCCTTCAACGCCTCGAAAGCCTTGGCGGTCTTGAGGTCGTCGGCCTGCGGCTTGACCGGCCCGTTCCAGAAGGCCCGGCAGTAGGCGTCGCGCATCGCGAGGAAGCCCTCATACCCGCCCGGAACCTGAACCCGGCCGGTGGCGACCTGTTCGTCCATCCACGCCTCATAGACCATCTGGCAGAACGGCACGATGAGGTTCTCGCGGCGCTGCCGGACGATGTTCCACATCTCGGAGCCCGCCATCCTCACGGAGGAATACGTTGCTCCACGGAAATCGCCGGTCGCGGTCTCGTAGGTGACGCCGGCGCAGCGCGCGACCTCGCGCATCAGCCACGCCATGAAGCCGTCGTAGGCTTGGGCCGGCTGCTTCGCCTCGTGGAACTCCATGTGATCGTTCGGGAACAGGTGGGCGATCCTGCCGTGCGTGTAGAGGTCGATCTTCGAGGAGTCATACCAGTCGGCCTTGGCGTTGCCGAACGCGGCGATGTCGAGCGCGCCCTGCTCGCCCTCCGTCATCATGCCCTCGAAGGCGCTGATGCCGGCCATGTCGGACCGGACCGTGACGGCGAAGATGGTCTGGAGCAGTGCGGCCGTCAGCGTGGCGTCGGCATACTGGTCGATCTGTTTCGTGACCTTGAGCACCGGCGCCAGAGGGGAGATGCCGCGTGTCGTGCCGAGTTCGGGGTCGAACAGGTGGATGACCTGCTGGCGCCCCTGCCGGTCGAAAGCCGCCACGCGCCGGTCCTGCTCGATGGAGTAGCGGTCCTTGGTCCGGAACAGGTAGGACACGGGCGCCCCGAACGCATCGGTGAACACGCCCTCGATGAGCCTCTCCGTCTCGCGCGTCTCCCGCTTGAGGCGGTGCGGCGGCAACATCAGGACCTTGGTGACGGTGTCGTCCGCGCGGCGCGGCGCCGGCACGATCAGGGCGAGGATTTCACCGTAGGCCAGCCACGAGCGGTAGGCGAGCTGCTGCATCTGGCCGAACGACATGCGCCCGCCGGCATCGCAGGCCCATCCGCGACGGGAATAGGCTTCCCACAGGCGCTCGACGCTCCGCGACCATTCGGACGCGGCGGCCTCATCCCATCCGAGCAGCTCGGCGTCCGGGCGCGCGGCGAGCTTGAGGCCGGACCCGACGACGAGGGAGCACGAGGCCGCGACCGTGCCGGCAATGAAGCCCGAGTTCTGGATCGTGTCCACCGCCCGCGCGGCGGCGACATCCCACGACTCCGTGATGTCCTCCTGCGCGTCCCGCAGGTGCGGACGCCAGCCGAACAGGATGGGGTTCCTCTCGCCCTTGAAGTATCGAGCCCCCACCGATGGGCGGGACACGGGAGCGCCGTCTGAGGGCGACCCGGTTGCCACGCGAATGGCGCTCCTGATGATGTCGAGCATGCCCATGCTTGTCTCCTATCCATTCAGGCGGGCGGCGACGCTTCCGATGCTCCTGCGGCGCATCTGCGGGGCGTCCTTGGTGAGTTCCTGCTGGCGACGAGCAAAATCGAAGCGGCAGAGCGACCGGACGGCGACGGCATAGACCGAGGCATCGAGGGCCTCGGCGGAGCGGTATCCGATGCGCGCGAACTCCACGACGGGCTTCCCCTTGCGATATTCGACCTTCCGGCGCTCCGACGTGAACTGGATGAACCACTCCTCGGTGAGCGTGTCCGAGAAACGTATTGCCATGGGCTGCCCGCGTTCACGGTCGAGAGACGACAGCAGGTCCGTCTTGACCTGTTCTACCCCGACCAGATAGAGCCGCGCGCCCCGCGCTTTCGTCCACTTTGACTTGGTCGCCTCGATCACCGGCTTCGGGCCGGGCACGCCCTTGATCGCGAACACC